TTACTCCCCCAACTTAAATTTGTAAAATTAACTCTTAAAGGAGCAACACCAAAATATTTATCTGCTGTGAAATAAGCAGAAACAGGAGTTTCATTTTTAGATACATTAATATCAATTAAACTATTGAACCCCATTAGACAGCTCCTCCTTCATCTTCATCCCAACCTCCATCACTCATATCTGCAATACATCTATCAGGTATAAATAAATGCCATGCCTTATTACTATTTAATCTCATAAAATAACTCATTATACTTGTTATATCTATATATGAATAATCATAATACTTTTCATAATAGAAAGTAGTTAATTTATCTTCAGGTATAAAATATTTTTTAAAGATAAAATTACCATTTGCATCCATTGTAGAATAATAAATAGTCCCATCATATACAGTAAACCAAGTTGAACTTTCAGTGCTCATGTAATAAAAATTAGCATTTTTGAGTTCTCTGAAAAGACCATTACTGAAATCAATTTCAATAAAATAATTTAAGTCATCAGATGTTGTAGGATAATTATCTGGGGTAATAGTATCATCTGGAGGAATATAATATAACATTCCATTTTTATTTACTGGCAAATAAATTTTATTATTATCTACAACTCCATATACTCTTGTAGGCATATTTTTAAAAAATTTAAGATAATAATCATATCCTACATCATCAGGGTCTGTATAAGGATTTTCTAATCTATGGAATAATTCATCTGGTAAATCTATTTCATATTGAATAGCTTTATCTAAAGTAGGATGAAATTCATCCAGTCTGTAAATAACTTTTGGAGTTACAAGATATAACTCATTATTATTAAAGACAGGTATAAAGTTTCCATTATCCAAGGATGATATCTTATAATTTATAAGTATTTGATAATTGGTATTATTATAATAACTTACAAAATTACCTGCAAATTTTCCTAAAAATGTTTCTGTATCAGATGTATATTTTATCATAATATAAAGGTTAGAAGGATTATCTAAATTATCAATTCTAAATAAATATTTATTTGGAAGTAACCATTCATTATTTCCAATATATATCATGGGGTATAATTCACATACATCATACCAACCATCACAATAATCTGAATATAAATCAACATACCTATAATTTATAGATGAGCTTTCATAAATATCAGCACTATATACTACTTGTTCAAGAGTATTAATATCAGTTCTAATGAAAAATAAATTGTAATATATTTCATCATCTTCAGAAAGTTCTCTCGAATAAAAAGCAGAGTATATATAATTTCCAATTCTTAATGGTTGATAATTTGCATAAGAGCCAAATAAAGGAATTTTAGGAGAAATAGTAGGAACAAAATCACCTTCAAAAATTGGACTTTTAGAAAGATATAAAACTTCTTCCTTGGAACATTTGCCTCTAATTAATCCATGTTCAAAATCGGATGTGTATTTAGCTAAAATGGTTGGTTGGTTAAGCTTACCAACAAAAGTATTGGTTTTACTTACAAGTTTACCATCAAGAGATAATGATTGTGATAATATATCAATATCCACAGAGGTATTAACTCCAGCTCTTATATATACTATATTTTCAGGATAAGTTATATAATCTATATAACAATTACCTTCAATAGTTCTTGTATCCTTTTGATAAATAAATGGATTTGGATTATCTATTTGATTTGGAATATAATTAGCAGAAGAAGAACATGAAACAAATTTCCGTGTATCACCTACAATAATTAAAGATGAGCATCCTAATAAAATTGGAACTACTGTTTGCTGAATAACCTTGTTTTTATCATCATAATCTACAAAGGATATACCGCTTGTGCTTATATTAAGTGACCAATGCTGGTCAGACTTTTCTTTATCAGGATAATAGGTTAAATTTATAAATGGTGCTCGTTCACCCTGATGCTCATATACCCAATCTCTGAAAGATTGTCTATTATCCTCTTCTGAAGATTGCTGTGTGGTGTCTGTAGAAGATTGCTGGTCTGATGAAGTAGAATTTTGATTATCTACAGTAACATCAGTTTGTGGGGGATTTGTAGAATTTTCATCAGAAATATCTGTTGTCTGTGGTTTTATTGGCTTTATATGAGCAAAAAAAGATAATTTACCAAAATCCCCTTTTGCTTCTCTTTCTTTTAATTTTGGTATATCAGAGCATTTTATTTTTTCTACCCATATACTTAATAAAACTCTATAATCTGGAAGAACAATTGCAGTTCCATGAGAATAATCACTCACATTGCATACAGCACCCCTAAAATTTTGATAATTTTCTTTAGATAATGTCCATACTGAATAAGCTTTTGGATTTAATGTTTCAATTGCATATATATCAACATTTGGGCTATCAATATTGCAATCCGAAATCTCATACCAACTACCTTCGTTAGCATATATAACATTAATTATTCTTTCAAAATGTTTCATATCTTTCAAAACTTCATCTGGAGTCTCAGGATGAAATTGATAAATACTCATATTACAACCACCCCATTTATTCTTTGGTAATTATTCCCATTACTATCTTTAGGTGGAGAAACTTCTTTATAAGTCCCATCTGGTTTAAATAAAAACCATTTTCTATCATGTAAAGGATTAGCATCACATAAAGCAGAAGGGTAATTTTCATCTCGTGCTAATAATACATCATACCATCCAATACCATATTCTACAAATTTAAATTTAGTTCTTATATTTACAGGGTAAACATCAATACTTGCTAATAAATTTTTTCCATAGTTATCAGCTGCTAAAAAGCATCTGCTCAATTGATATTGTAAACTATCTGTTTCTGTGTAGTCAAAATAACTTACTTCAAGTTTATTTAAATATCCTGGAGTAGAATCTTGTTGTATTTGGTCTCTGGAAAAAATGAATTCAGGTTCATATATTTTATTTATATTATCTGTAGTCGGAAGATTATCAAATTTTTCTCTCATAGTTCCTTCTGCATCAGAAACACCCTCATATTTATCCATGACAAAATCTGATATAGTTATTGCTTCAGTCTTATAAGGTAATTCTACAGTAGTTCCATTTACCCAGATATAATATGAAACCAATTGCTTTATTTTTCCATATATAAAGACATACCAATCTGAAGTATTATCTGGGTTTAAAAAAGCAAGAGAATACCGCAAATCAAAATTTAGAGTTTTTATTTTATAATAAATTGCAGCTTCAAACCCATTATTTTTGTAAGCTGCCATAAACATTAAGATAGATGGCAAAGCATAAAAATACTTTTCTGGTGGGTATACAGTAGTGGAGCAAACATCAACAGAATTTTCCATAAAAGGACTAAAATCATAAGTGTAATATGTTGGTTCTAAATCATCTGATGTTGCAGCAATTAATTTATCTTCGCAATAAAGTTCTTCTTTATATAATTTTGGATTTATATTGTAAGCAATAGATGAACAATTTGGGCAAACAACATTTAAATCACCATTTCTTTTATAAACTTTTTTGTAAAAAGTATCTGCGTCATAAGGGATAGAAAATTCATCTTTCAAAGCTGAAAATACTGGAGAATAAAGAGGATAATTATATTCATAAGATAACGGTGGAGAAATATCATTAGCATCATTAAAAGTTTCATATTTAAAAACATCAAATTTCCTTTTTCCTGTGTCTATAAACTCAACATCTTTAAGCTGTTTTTTATCATCAAAAATAGGATTTATTTTATATATGTGCCATTTGTGGTTATCATATTCTGCTGTAGTTATAAAAGCTATAATGTCAGAATGGTTAACATTTGCAGAAGAAGTATAAGCTGGCTCAAATTTATAGGAAATAGGTAATTTCTTTGTTATTTCTTTTTCGGAAGAAATGTCAAAGAAAGTTAAATCATAATAGAAAGATGGGACATATTCCATAATATATGTGAAATTGACTGTTCCATGAAGAACCTTAACATTATCATAGATTTCATACTCTTCTCCTTTAGATAGGCTATAACAATAGATATTTCCAATAAGAGTATCATAACCACAAAATGGTAGACCTGCAATACTATTTTGTATCTGATTAAAGTAAATATCAGAATAATACCCATCAAACATATAAGGATATACAGCTAAAACTTGATATCCATAAGTTCCATTTATTTTAAATCTTCCTCCATCATCTCCTCGTAAAGAGACTGATATGCCATTTTCACTATTATTAGTAATCAAGCCTATACCATTACCAAATATTGTATCATCTATAAATTTAACAGCAGGAACAGGTATTAAATTAAAACCATCAATCTCATAATAATGCCTATCTGTATAATCTGAAGTATTATCTGCACAAATAGCAACAACATAATTTTTAGGACTAACATAAATATAAACTGAAGTAATATCTTTTAACTTCTTGATTTTAATATAGCCATTTGGCAAACCTTTCAAAATATACTTTTGATTTTTCAATCTTGTTATAAGAGATTTAGCAAAGGGGATATAAGAAGCCGCAGCCTCTTTATCCCCTAACAAAATATTTCTTATTATCATCTATGGGCTGGGAATATAATTGTAAAGCTGTCTATTGTTTGTGTAGAGCCATTAGTAAAGTTAGTTGTAGTTACTATCATGTCAGCATTAGCAGTTCCAACCGTTCCCTGTATTCTCATAGAAGTGTCATTTTGATCATCAGCATCATCAAAAGGCTCAAATCTAAAATATCCAGCCGTTCCAGAAGCTACACATTTTCCCATCCATGTTTCATTTTCAAGTTTACTAATACTTCCATCTACAGCTGAATAATTAAGATGTAATCCAGGTAAAGCTTGTGCAAGTTCAGTTAAAGATAAATTAGAACTTACATCTAATGAAAATTCAGTATTTGGTAGAGCACTTTCTATGATAAGATTACCAGAAGTGTCAACAGAAAAATTAAAATTATTATAAATACCGTTTGCATGAATGTATCCATTATCAAATGCTACTCCATTTAATTTATTTAGCTTATCAAGTAAAGCATTGGAAATAGTATTCGCTGTATCTCCAGTTTGAGATGTGTAAACTATAGTAGTTCCTTCAAGAGTAATACTATAATCCACTCCTTCAGCTACAGTTGGAATTAACATAACTTTTTTATTAGATAACGAAGTTTCACCTTTATTAGTTATTGTTACGAGTAATGTTCCAGTAGCTTCACTATCTGCACTATCTGGTGGAAATCCAGAGTAAATTCTTATAACTCCTCCAGACAAAAGTTGTGCTAAACTTTTGTCTCCTAAAACAGCATTTCTTAATCCAGTTCCGAGTAAAATCATTATTACCTCCTTACACCATAGAAATTATTTGATTAATTTGATCTCTATTTACAAAAGTAGTATAAGCATATTCCCTATCAATTTTTATTCTATCATTAGTCAAAGAAATTACTTTTCCTCTTTCCAAACCAACAAACATACCATTTACAGTTGGTATAAAAATAGCATCCTCAACTGTAATAGATTGATAATTAAGATATTCTTTAATTGGAGTTTTTTCTCCAAAGAAATCCAAATTGATATGAGTAAATCCAAATGAAAGCACACCTTTTATATTCAAATGCAGAACTTGGGATTTTGATATATCTTGACCTTCAATAAAATATAAGGTATTTCCAATAGAAATATAAATTCCTGTTTTCAATGCTCCAAGATTTGTTATAAAAGAATTAAATTGAATAAAATTGTCAGGAGCTTTCATCTGTTTAATATCCATTGGGTCTGAAAAAAATAAAGTATTATTTTGGGCAACTAATAATCTTCCATTAAAAAAATCTAATAAATGACCAGCAGGCATAGGCAATCTTAATTCTTTATCTGGTGGATTAAAAGAATGATAAGTCCATCCTTCTATAAAACCTATTTCTCTATTATTTGTCAAAATAAGTTTATTATAGGCTTCACAATAAGATACTCTCAAATTTGAATAGTTCTCTTTTAAAATAAATTCATTTAAATTTTCATCTATATAAATGAGATTTCCATCTTTAGTAGCCACTAAATTATTTTGGAATACATATAAATTGTCGTAATTCCCATCTGATAATTTAATAATTTTCTTCCTTGGTTTTAAATAGCCTTCATTAGTAATATCTATATTATCAGCTTGTGTAAGTTCATTTGGATTTATTTCCTGCGGGGATAATCTATTATTTAATCCTATAAAAGAATCAAATTCCTTAAAAGCAAAAATTGGCATTAACTCTTTTTCCTACCTTTTTTCCATTTTCTTGCATTTCTGGCAAAATTTGCCTCTTTTCTGACTGTTCCACTTTTTGCTCTTAATCCAGCTTCTATACATGCGGTAGTAACTCCGCCATAGCCATGGGATTTACACCAAGAAGTAAATTTACCCTTATTTTCTGGTTTTATATAAATACCACTTTTTTTCTTTCGTGCCATTTTATTCCTCCTTTGTTATTTGATTAAATATTTTTTCAAATTCAGTTTCTGTAATATCCATAGCTTTTTTATTTGGCTTTATATATTTTAAAATTATTTTGATTTTGTTTATTAAATCATTTGTATCTTTAGCCACTATAACTTTTTCCACAGATGCTGGGTATAGTTCATCATTATTATTTTTAGAGTTATTTTTAACTACATTAATAGAAATAAGAAATTTTTTATCACTTGTCATAGCCACATTAAAATTTCCATCTACATACATAGATAACTCCTAATAAAATCCAAACAATTTAGCATTAGACAATGCTAAATCTGAATTGTTAAACATTCTAACCTTTTGTAAACTCGTAAAAGTTTTAGAATCACCAAATTTATTATCAAAAATAGAAAGATAAAGTGAAGCCTGATTTGGATCATAAGCTTCACTATCTTCCTTTAATAAAGCATATCCAGCAACATAATAAGCTAAAGCTAAATGATACTGACTGTCTATAGTAAAGTCAACAGCATCAGATGGGGGATAAACAGAAGCAATTACAGAAACTTGATACTCTTTATCTGGAATTGGATATAATCTAATTGTAGTATCATTAACATATACATACTGTTGAGGTAATCCTTTAACATCTGATAATGGAGGAGCATTACCTAAATTCATTCGTGCAAGTGTAATTGTAGTGCTCCCATCAGTAATATCCATTTTTATAGGTCTGATAACTTGTGAACTCATGGAATATTCAGCTACATTTTCTTGAGTAACAAAAGAATGATTTATATTATCAATAAGCAAATCCCCACGCCGACATGCTTCTCGTTCAGCTTCAAATGCCAAAGTAGTTAGCACATCATCAGACCATAAATAAGGTTCAACAGTATCGTCTAATAAATTTTCCCTAACAAAAGCTACAAGCTCATCTACTGTCATTTGGCAATCTTAATTTTATTTTTAGCTTTATCTTTAGCAGTTGCTTCCCTTAATATCCTAAAATTAATTCTTGGAACTTTATATTCTTTGATTGAACCATCCTCTTGGTATTTATACTTTGTATAAACTGCATCTTCCAAAACTTTAACTACAGTTCCAGGAACAACTACTTCATAACCTCTGGCTATCTGGTAGGCATGACCATTTACTGATACAAAAACAGTATCAGTCCCATCAACTCCAACTTGCTCATCAATAACTATTAAATAATCTTTCTTTGGATCAATTTCTAATCCAGCCATAAATCACCTCTCATAAAAATTATAGGGGGCAAAGCCCCCTTAAATTAAGCTAATACAAAATAATAGATTTCATCTCCAGCTGCATTCTCTGCTGCTGGTATAGTAAATCCACGCTCATCAACAGTAATAATAACTCCAGCTGACATACTTGCACCATTTGTGCTATCATAATGAAGTTTTCTTGTTTCACCCTCTATATACTCATATTCATTTAGTGCGGTAGCATTTAAAACTTTTACATAGATAGGTTTTGTTCCAATAGAAATGTATATATCGCTTGCAGTTCCAGTAACCTTACCAGTAAATTTTTGAGGACTATACATTATTTACCTCCTATTAGAGTTCAGTTGCAGCAACTTCAGCCACTGCCATCCAAGCATCATTCAATATAACTGCTGTTGAATAAGTTTTCCAACCCATAGAACCTCTCTGTCCAAGAGGATCAGATTTAGAAGGTGTAGGATTAATTACCGTAGGTGTTATAGCATTTGCACCTTTTAGAGCAACTGTGGCAGCAGCATTCTTTGCCAAGAATAGTATAGGATAAACATCAGCATTTGTTCCAGATGTAGATACAACTCCAGTAGATGTAGCATCACCACCAGCATCTGGATATGGAGTAAATATATTAGACAATATAAATCTTACATAACCTACCGAACCTATCTCACCCTCGAATGGCTGTGTATTTCCATAATCCTTTACATCGATGAAGCCATCAAGAGCTCTAATATCATTCTCAAGGTCAGTATGTCCTATGGCTATATAAGCTGGTAGAATTGCCTGTGTTCCAAATGCAGGTGTAGATTTTACAATAGATGTAATCATTTGTGCATTCTGTCTCTTTAGAGCTCTAACAATTTTCTTGACGAGTGTTCCATTAATTGGTGTGTTTACCTCTGCTCTTGTAGTTCCATTAGAATAGAATTTGTTAGTTCCAGCTGTCAGTATTCCCCATCTTACTGTTTCTATTGTCTGTGCAGCCTGTTCACCCAAAATCTGAACACCCTCTTGAATTATAGGGTCTTCATGAGTATCAGCTACAACATCTGTAATTTCTATCAAAGAACCATACTGCTCCAGAGTTGCAGTAATATCAGTTTTAGTGAGCTGCATAGATGGAGGTGTTACACCTTCCTGCAAAGGTGTAGTTGCTAATGGTAGAGAATTATATCTCCTGAATACAATAGATTTGGTATTATTTTTAGGAATAGGTTTAGCCTGTAGGAATTTCTCAAGACATAAAAGAGGTAAACCTCTCTCAAGAAGCTGTTTTGCTACATAAGCAGCAGTTCTTGGACTAATATCACCATACTTTGTCAATGCCATTTTTTACACTCCTTCTCTAACCGCCTCATAGAAAGCCTGTTCGAAGTCATCCATATCTACTGGTTCAGTAGATGATGGAGCTTTTGTTTTAGTCTCTGGTGCTGTTTTTGGCTTCTTTTTAGACTTCCTACTTGGCTGGTTTGTATTTTTTAGTTTTCCAGTTTTAAGTTTAAAATCATTTAACAATTCTGCCAAATCCTGAACTGTCCCCTCTTGTAGAACTTTATTATAAGCATCCTTTAAGAGAGGAGGTTGGCTATCAATCCAATCCTGTAACTCTTGACTATTAATGATTTCATCATAATCAGGATGATACTGTTTAATTTCAGAAAGTTTCTCCTTTTTTGATATTTCCTGAACCGAAGATGCAATAGGTTGATATTTCTGATCAATCTGTTCCATAAGTGTTTGGAAAGCCATTGCCATAGTCTTGGTGTATTTTTCCATAATTGAAGAAAGAGCACTTTCCAAAACTCCAGCAATTTCAGGAAACTCATCAGAGAACTCTTTAAATTTGTCTGTAGATTTTAAAGTTTCTCCAACCCAGCTTGTATCAACTTCTGGTTCTTCAGTTTGCTGGTCTTCTTTAGCTGGCTTTTGTTCTTGCTCTTGTTTTTGAGTTTCCTCTTGAGGTTCAGATTTTTGTTTAGCCAGCTCTTCTAATTTCTTTTTTTGAGCTCTATACATACCCTGCAAAGTTTTATATTTTTGAACTAAAAGTGCAGGGTCTGAACTCTCAATATCTATATCTTCTGGTTCTTCCTCCGTAGTTTCTTCTTTCTGTTCTTGCTCATCTTGAGCAACTTCTTCATCTTCTCCATTTTCATTTTCACTTTCAGGCTCATTTTGGTCAGTGGTTTGTTCTTCTTCCTGTTCTGGTTTTTGATCAGTGTCGCTCCCAGCCTCTGGTTCAGTATCATCGGCTTGGGTAGCTTCATCAAAAAAAGCTTCTAAATCCTCAACTTCGTCCTGCTTTTTCTTTTTATCTTTGTCCATACTCAATCTCCTTTACCGACCTTATAAGGTTCGGTTAGTTTTTTTAAATATTTCAAAGCATCAATTCTTCCCTGAATGAAATTGATTTCACTTAAATTTTCATTCAAAGGTTCTAATGCCCTTCTGTTTCCTTCTATATAGTAATCTAACATCTGATTAATAAACCGTGCTACTTCTGGTTTGTCTCTAAAAAATTCAAAAAACTTCTTTTCTTGTTCTTTCATACATTAACCCCCAGTCAATGATTTGTCAAGTGTAGCTTTAGATTTTGCAAGCATATTTGCAGCTTTAGCCTTTGTGTATTCAACTTCAGCAGCCTGTTGTGCTTTGGCTAACTGTATAGCCTCTGGGTCTTGCTGTTGTTGTATCATTTCTTGAACTTCCTCTGGACTTCTAATAATATCATTATAAGGAATATTAAGAAGTTTAAGCTCGTGCTTGTAAAGATTGTATTTATTGATATAAATTTCATCTTGCGGTGTAATGGAGTTATTAAATTGTGCCAATGCCTGTAATAGGTTTTCTTTTTGTAATTGAGTTTCATATCCAAATCCTTTAACTATAAATCCAACTGAAAATTCTGTTTGATAATCTTCATTATAATCTCTATTCCATTCCAATAATTGAGTTAAGAGCTTTAGATTTTCTTTTTCAAAACCACGCACAATGTCTGCTATTGACATATTAGTATTAGATGATAATTGTGTCATCCCAGTTGCAGTTGTATTACTTGGTATATCTTCTGTGCTACCCCAAACAAATGCAGGTAAATTACTTTCTTCATCACCAAATTGCTTAAATGTTTGAATAATTGCCATATAATCCTGAATATGACTATCAAATGAGATTGCTCTAATAGCTGGATATTGAGCTTCTTGTCCTCTACCTTCTCTATACCAAATCTTTCTTGGATAATATGTAGATACATCTTGACCAGCTGTTAGCAAATCTAAATTAACCTCAACTTGTGGGCCTGAAACTGTTGATGCATTGTCTAACATCATTCTGGCAGCACCACAAATAGTTAATTGCGTTCCTCTTAAAATTGATGGCAAACCTTCACCAAATATAGAGCTATCATCTTTCTCATAATAATAGAAATGATAAGTAGAAGTTGGAGTTTCATCACTATCAAAAACACTTAAATAAATTACATTATCCCCTAAAATCCAAGCATTTACCATATAATTATCATCTGGATTATAGGTATCATTGTCTAATAGATAACCATCTACATATCCCCAATATTCGAGAACTTGGTATACTCCTATTATACTATCTCCATGAGTTTGTTCTTCACTTAAAGTTTCTAATTGTTGTTCCCAATTAGGTTTTACATAATCTCCATCTGGAACTTGTTTTATATAGTTCCTAATAGCACTTTCGTCGAACCCATCAAACTTTGATAAGTTAATAAGCTCTTTTTTAGATAATTTATGTGTCTGAAAAACAAACGATATTTTATCTGGATCATAAGTTGAATAATCTGGATAAACATTCCATATAGGAATATACTCAACATAGGGTTCATATATAGTTTTAGCAACTTGCTCAATTCCATTATTAGTATAGTGAGTTTCGTATACAGTTTTAGTTCGAGTTAAAATCCCTTTTAAAATACCAGTTCCATAAACTACAGTTGAATAGGTAACGGCTCTAAATATTTCTTCAAATTTCATTCTGCTCAATTCATTATCTAAAATATCAGAAACTTTTTGTTTTACTTTAGATAAATAATTCTGCATAATTTCTTTTATGTCTTGTTTAGTTAATTGCTGCTCTTGAGCAGATTGCTGAATTTGAGCATTTATCTGATTAATAATTTCTGAAGGTAAAGGTTGTTCTGTATCTATATCTAAATCCCAAGCTCTATTAGCAACAGGGAAAAATATAGAATTAATACGAGAAATAGTCGGTTTTACTTTAGAGCGTGTATAATTTGGGTATACTTCTGAACCTTCTAACTGGCGGATTTTTGATAAAATCTCTGGGTCATATTGCCTTTTGTATTGTCGTAAGGATTTTATCCATTCCATTTCCTTTAATCGCCTTTTTCTACTTACTTCAGTAAAATGGTCTTTTAGAACTTGAGCAAGTTTTTTCTTATTCATTTTTTACTCCTCTAATATCCTGTATATGAAATCGCAGGCTCATATTCCCTTTGAGGGATGTTAAAGCGTTTCCTTTCACTATCCTTTTTAAAATATAAACAGGCATATTGTAAGGCATCCATAATATGGGACGCCCAGTTCTTATCTGGGACTTCTGAATAAACTTCTCCACTTACTTTTAATCTTCTATAGTGATATCCAGCCACGAAGGCTTTGCGAAGTAGCTTACATTTTTTAGATAATAAAAATCTTGGTTTACCTTCAACCAAAGAATTGAGGAAAAATTCTACAGCACCAATCCTTTCTACCAGAGTATTAGTTGGAGCAGGAATTACTTTATATCCAAATTCACGCAAAACATCAAAGCAAGATTTTTCATCAGATTGAGACCTTTGAACTCCAGCTGGGTCTCCAACTATCAAAATCTCATAATCAGGATAATATTGCTTAATATGTGGCTCAAAATAATATTTCAAGAATTGTTCTAATCCTACCCCATCAGAAGTCAGCTCATCTAAAACATACAATCTACCTTTTGGAGTATATTGCGTAATAATAGCAGAAGGATTTAAACCAAAGTCAAAACCAATAACTAATGGAACATCTGGAACTGGATTGATATCATAATCTGCATAATGCAATTCATCATTATAACTTTTCTCAAATACGGGCTTTCCTTGTTTAAGCAAACCATACTCACCATTAATATATACCCTAATAAAATCCTGTGATTTACCTTCAGCCAACCTTTCATAATAAAATGGAGGAAGTCCAGGAGTAATTCCGCAATCTGGGTCTTTTTTCAGTTTTTCATATTCTTCCCAAGTGAGCAGATTTTCTGCATTAGGTTTAAAGCCAGTAGGCTGATGGAATACCTCCCATCCTTTAGGCTTTTCTATTTCAAATTTCTTAAACCACCAACTATCCTCATCTGGTGGGTTTGTATCCATCCAAATACCTGACCATGTGCACCCTCCATCTCTAATAGAAGGATACCTTCCAACTCTACCAGTTAAAGCTTCAATAATTTCTAAAGACACTTCTTTAGCCTCATTAACCCACGCACCTGTTAATTCCATAGACAGCAAGTTATTTACATCATCAGGTTTATCAAGAGCTCTAAATAAAATCTCAATTCGCACATTAGGAATAGCAGTTATATAGTATTCATTTTTAGCAACTTTATAATCACCAAATATATGAGGTGGTAACCATTCAAAAACAGTTTTTTTAGTAGTATCTTCAAGCTGTCTATAAGTTTGTCTAATAACAGCAAATCTTGTTTTTCTTATGCCATCTCTACCAGGTTTCTGCTTTAACCCTCGCCTTAAAATCTCTATAGTGCAAGCAGATGATTTACCAGAACCAAACCCGCCAACAATCCCTCTAACAAAAGCATCACTTTTAGCAAACCTTGCCAAAGTCGGCACTCTTTCATAAGAGTAATTTAAAACATAATCACCTTTGCTAATAGTGATACTTTCAGACATCTACATCCAATCCCTGTATATTAATATTAACTTGCGTGGCATTAACATTCTTATTCTTTTCCTCCGCAGCATTCCCTATATCAATTATCATCTTTAACAGAGGCATAACCTGTTTTGGATTTTGCTTCAGCATACGAGTAAGCAATTTTCTACCACCAGCTTCTACATAAGCATTAAACAAATCTCTGGCTATATAAGCATTGAATTTATTAGCCTTAAATTCCTCTTTAATAACTTCTCGTATGGCTTTTTCTATTTGCTCTGGTAAACTATCTTTAGTAGCTTCAACTACATTATCAAGTGCAGCAATTTCCTTCTCTAAATTCTGTAAATATTTTTCAACTGCTGAAACTTTTTTGCGAGATTTTTGCACATTATTTACCAGAGACTTTCTATCAATTTCTTTAATAGAAATGCCTCCTTGCTATAGTATAAAAAAACCCAAGGCTACCACATGGCTTGCCTTTAACCTTCTAATAAAAAATGAAATCAATTTCACTTTTTTGGCGTGCTTCTTATAGCCTGCCTCTTTTTTAGGTTTTCTGCTCTACCCCTAAAAATAGCTCGCCTCTTATGGCACGCTTCGCGGGGTTTTCAATTCACAAAACCTCACTACATAATATAGTGATAAACCTATAAAAAGTCAAGAAAAAAGCTCTAAACCACCCATTCATCATTTTCATACATTTTCCACTTCACTAACTGACAGTTAAGTCCTATCATGACGCCATTTTCAAAAAATGACCTATATAGGAAAAAATTTCAAAAATACCCCTAATTAACTATCAGTTAATTTTTCTTCATAAATCCCTATACACAAGCCATTTTCTAAAAAACATACATACACAAAGAGTTGCATGTATATCATCTATATATCAGGAATTAGGTCGTGTATATATCAGAAGTTGTATGTATACTATGTATACATGAGGAATTAGGGTGGCTCGATGTGGCTGGGCATTGATTGATTTTGGGGGGTGCAGGGGGGTTTTTTGAAAAAGAATTCTTTTTTTGAGTGCGTGAATAGATATATAACAAAGTCTGATAATAGTAGCGGTTTTTCATGAAGTTTTTTGAGTTATTGACAAGTTATTGACAGAGTTTTTGACAATAAAATAGGCTATATTTTGGCTATAAAAAAAGTGAAACTGATTTCACTAATGACTATAATAAAAAAATAGGTGGGATAGAGCGACGGCTTTAGTGAGGATGCACGACAAGACCAGCCGTCAGAGTCTTGCGTGGCGCAGGACTTGCCAAAAACCTGCATAGAAACAGGCTTTAGGCAAGCCTTACTTGGCTTGCCAAGGATTACCACTCAAAGTCATTATTTGAGTGGTATTCTTTAACCTCATTAGCATACCCGTAAAGAATGCCTTTACGGGTCGAGATTGCTTTTAATCCGTATTTCTTTAAATACTGGTTGAATTTCTCAAGTTGCTTCTGATAATCCAAAGATGACAATCCTTTCTTTTCAATAAAGCTTGAAAATGCACCCTTGCATAGTGCAAGGGTGTATCCCTTTTCCTTTGCAGCCTTAATTGACTGCTTAATCTTTGTAATCCCTTTAGGCTCTTTCATCTCATCACCTCACTTAAAAGTTTTTTATCGGTGAATTTTCACCGACGCCTAAACTCTATCAAAATCATGTAGTTTTGTCAAATCGCGCAAAATTTAGCTTGAGTATATATAGTTTTCTTTATATAGAAAAACTCGCACTTTTTTGGGGTATGAGAAATAGCTATGGAATAAGTGGAGAAACTGCGTAAAATGGTAATATTTTATGAATTTTTCTCTTATAGTGGCGCTCGATGTTTAGGGAAGGGAGAACCACGCACGCACGATATAGAGATTTTATTTATTTTCTTTTGGTAAATGTGAAATTGATTTCATTTTTGGTAAATTGAAAATGCGTAAATAGGTAAATGAGGCGGGGGTTTTGGAAAATGGCTTCGGGTCAAGAGTTTTACGGTGCTTGACATCGCTGGAAAAGTGTGCTATCCTGTGGGTGCTTGCTGGAAAACCAGCAGGCAAAAAATTTCTTGGAGGTGTGGAGATGGCACAGTTAATTAAAGTTGATATTTATGATTATATAGATAATTACTCTCCAGTTGACTGGAGAGTTTGCGATATATTGGATAAAGAGAATTATAGTTATATTTGTTCAGTTTGTGGGGATGTAATTGGCGCAGGAAGCATAGAATATTTATCAGATGGAAATACACCAATTTGCCATTGGTGTATGGATGATAAGGATATGCAAGTCTGTGATATTTGCGGATTGGCATATCCTTATTCAGAACTTGAATGTGATAATAATGACACTGCACTATGCAGTAATTGTGCAGTGGATTATAGTGTATGCCCTCATTGTGGAGAGTGGGTTCACAATGAGGATATGGTATATTCGGAAATTGAAGATCAATATCTCTGTTCCGATTGTTATAACGATAGATTTGCAGTTTGTGAAAATTGCGGAACAGAGATGTATATAGATGACGCAATTTGGATCAATGATGATCCTTATTGTGAGGAATGCTATTTTGACAGAATGAATAGCTGTCATGATAGCATAAATGATTATTATTATAAGCCATCTCCAGTATTTTATAATTTACCAGAGGAAGATGGCTTTAGAGATAAAGTTGTATATTTTGGAATAGAATTAGAAGTTTCATTTGTATATTTTGAGGATAGATGCAGTTGTGCCAATGAGCTACTGGAAGAGTTTGAAGATGATATAATATATCTCAAAAGAGATGGCTCAATTGGAGATTATGGATTTGAAATAGTGAGCCATCCTTTGAGTAGTGCATATATTTATAAAAATAGAGTATTTGAAAGAATATATAAAATTTTAGATAGATATAATGCCGATTTTGATAGCGATACTGGTATGCATATACATATCGGCAGGAATAAACTAAAAAAATGGCAATGGGTGAATTTTATTGATGTTTTCCAAAAATTAGATGATTTCATATATGAATTTTCAGAAAGGGATAGTTATAGTTGGGATAGATGGTGCAGAACATATGAGGAAAGAAGCGAATATATGTTCCTGAAAAATGGAGATAGATACCATAACATAAATCTGGAGAATAACAGCACTATTGAAGTTAGAGTGTTCAAGTCTCCAAGTAATTATACAAAAGCACTTGCTAATATAGAGCTAATACAAGCTATAATGAGTTTGGCAATGCATTTTAAGAGTGCTAAAAACCTGTCAAGTAGAAGATTGTTGGGTGAATTGAGAAAATTA